TGGTATATTACCTGTTATTAATGAATGTAAATGTATTTTATTTTTATCTGAATGATATTCGGGAACAAATAAGTATTTGATATCCCCATGATTGTTTCGAAGTGTTTTTATAAATGTTTTAATGATTAGATAAACTTTTTGAATATTAGTTGAATCGACTTTATTAGGATCGAATGTAAATGTCATGAAATAGTTGAATGAATTATTAAGTATATACCATCTTATGATTTGTGCTGATCGTGATAATGATACTCTTTGAGATTGGCCAGGGTTGTTGCCCTGGCCTTTTGGTATATATTCTAGTGGTTGTGATGGACGAGTTAATGGCATTTTATATACCCGAAGCTCATCACATGATTTATGTTCGATTTTACGGACATTCCAAATCATGGAGGGCTGCCATCCATTATTAAGCCCTGGCGCAATCGGTTTAAGATATTCGATGAAGTGTTTTTCGTCCATTTTTCCCAGTTGTGTTGCTATATCAAGAAAGCAACACTATGATCTCCTTCGTCTTTGTGTACCTGATGCTGAACCAGAACGTGATGGTTTCCAACCACCAGCTCGTCTAACTTTACGCAGCAATTTTGTTAGTCCCACTATTGCACCCCCATCGTTTCAAATAAATCTAATTGAATATACAATTTTTGAACATCTGATTTTTTAATTACAGTAATTGATATAAATTGCATATCTTTCATTCTTTTAATAAGTACACTGTCAATTGATGGTATATATCTAAGTGCCTGTGTTGCTTCAAAATATGCTTCTGAATATTTTGAAACTCCAAAACTAGACCAACATTTTTTCTTTTGATAAAAACTTAATGAAAACCATTCACCAGTATACATTTGTTCTTTTTCATTCCAAGGTGTCATTTTTTAGATCCTCCTTTATGAATCTTATCTTTCAAAGCTTTTAGGCAGGAGCGCCGACGAGGCGCTTCCTCGCCAAAGAAAACTTTATGAAAGTATCGTGCATCATAATGAATTTTCTTTCGGCTGATAATAACGAACATATCTCTTATGTCGCCGTGTAGTGCCAGGTACTCGTCAGCATTCGCCTTAGAGAACTTGTTTAACCACCTAGTCGGCATAGGAGCAATGTTTGCCTCTGCTGTTTCGTATTTGTCATAATAACGAACTTTAAGTATTAACAAACCCAAAAATGGTATTACACCAGAACATTTGAAATAACCATCGGCTTGTTCACGAATCTTCTTCCATACCCTAGTAAGATTCTGCGTATTAATATGAATATTAGAGTCGTATAGATGCCTTGAAAGTGCGTAAAATATTGGGAATGATGGGTATTGTTTATCAAGATTATGATCGTATTGAGATGGTAAGAATATGCCGCCATCACTGATGTAAGTATCAACACGTTCATCGAATATCTTTTTAACAATAACAAAATCGCCCTCAATAGCACCAATGTAAGTATTAGGATCAACAGATAAATCTTTAATCTTTATAATTTCGGTTTGTTTATTATACTCAATGTTTGAATAATGTTTTTTCTTTCTAAGATTGATTACAAGCTGGAATAACAAATCTTTTCCGCTACCCTTTTTCCCATAAACAATAATATTTGAATCTTCGAACTTTTCTTTAATAAATCGTTTATTAACTAAGTCTTTAATCAATATGATTAAGATGAAAATAAGTACTACTAAAGTAATAATTGCTTGTATTTTCATATTTGATTACCGTATTTTAGTTAATGAAAATAGCCAAATAACAAACTTCAATACGAGCCAACCGCAAAATAGTGTTACTCCTATTGAAATTAAAATTGTAAAATTGGTGGCTAATGCACTAACTTCTACTCCGCTTACAGATGTCCAATCAACTGTAACCCAAGACTCTGCACTCCACACTGTTTCAGGATCTAAACCAAATAATAAGTACCCAATTTGCTGCGCTAGTATCTCAAAGAAACCTTGCCACATATAATCATCCTTTCCGCTTTAGGCCTACGAGGCAGATGCCAAAAATACCTAGAGCTATAAGTGTTATGTTGTCTAGACCGCTTAACGATCTAAAGAAACCCAATAAGAAATCAATCATACGATACCTAATATTGTTTTAACTGGTGCTAGTGCAAGTGATCCAACAGTTAAAGTAACAATAGCAGCAGTTAAAATCTCTAAACCATTCATTGTTAAACCTTGCCACTCTGTAATACCAATAATAGGTAAAGTGCCATGTAATATGTAATAAATAGTAGATTCTGATGATTCAACTAGTCTTTGTTCAATCAATTCAACATCTGTCATTAATACTGGAGCAGCTGAATTGATGGCTGCTAAGAAGTCCATCATGAAATTCCAAATTATTTTTAATGAATCTATCATTTTTTAACCAGGAAATATATGATCGCACCAAATATTGCGAGTATAAAGGGAAAGAACAACATTGTGCCTAATGTAATATTGTCAAAAACTTCAATAGTAAATACTGATGTTATTGAATCAAAAACACCAAAAAGTAAATCTTCTAATCCATTTGGCAAATCATAGTTAGTGCCATCAAGGTTTCCTTGTATATAACCAGAATCATAGCCATGATCATAGCCATCATCATATCCAGTGGAATATGAATCAGATACTCCTAAATCTTTTATATATAATGCGTCAAAATATCTCTGTTCATTTGTCATATCAGTTCTAAGTTGATATGTTTGGTATGCGTTTATATGTATGTATGATAATGTCGTCGGCGTTGTGTATATCATCTCAGTTATATTGTTATTATTATTGTAGTAAATTCTACTCATAGCGGTTGATGATACATCAATCACAACGGCGTAATCATTTTGCGTTGTATTTGTAATCGTAATTATATTTTTAATTGCCGTCCCGACATTGCTATCGCTACCAATTTTGGCACCAGATTGATTAAAATACTCGTAACCATAATAACCAGTTTCTCCAATTTCATACCAACCAGGACTATTTGAACGATTAAATGTCATAGTAACACTTAAATCAGTAACGATATTAAATGTCGAAGTATAATTATAATATTGTCCATCAGCTGATCGTGTATATTCAGGAGATGAAATTATATTTTCTGTATTATCTACTAGTACAAAATTATCTTCAGCTGCAGGGCCATAATAGCCATAGTCCCATGATGCAGGAGCAGACAATCTTGATTTTGGCCCATGTATGTTATGAATAGAAGAAGAATTAGAAGTACCTTGATTAAATGCACCAGCTGCGGCTGATGCGCTTAATAAACATACTGCAATGATCTTTAGGGACATTGTGTCCCTCCTTTCAGGGAGAGGTACTAACTAACCTCTCCCGTTTGGAGTTCTTAGTTTAATTAACGAATTCGAGTCAACTTCATCAATAAGCGGAAAGCGAAGTAGACGAGTCCGATACCAGCGCCGATGAGCAATAAAATGCCTAACGGCGTGAGTAGGCCAGTAGTTGAATTCCAAAATACTGGGACGATGCCAGCGATAGCATCAGCAATAACTGCAAGGAATTCTTCAACTGCTTCACCGATTGCGCCAAAGATCGCTTCGGGTAGAGTAGCTGTGAACATTTTTACTTATCCTCCTTTCCGTTAACCAATCGGGTGAGAATGAGCCAATCACGATCAAATACAGGTTTAATACGGATCTCGTACTTCGTGCCTTGGTGATCTACATCTAAAACAAGATTCGAGTAGACTTTCTCGTTCTTGCCGACTTCTTCAATAATTCTGAGTTTCATTTAGTCCGTCCTCCTTTCATTGCCCCTGTTATTATTTACGTGTTCATTCAACCCTGTTGGGAGGATGTCACGATGGAACTACAGCAATGATTGTACTGTGTTGTATACTTTATAGTCAAATTATACTTCGCATAATGTTTATTATGCAATGTATTTCTATAAGTTTGTGTTTTTTTGTATACGTAGCTGCAACAACGATTTATTACTCCACCATTTGGTGCAATGCGCATCGGCTATTTTGAATGCCGATGGAGGATGGGACGGCTTTTCGTTAAATTATATTTATTAGATGTGATTCTATTCTGCCGATTAGCTCTCTGATGTAATTTTAAGGAACTGATTGGATTGTCTGATGGAATTATTTGGGCTACAGTTCGCTCCGCCTTAGCATTATACTTTTGCTGCTATCTGTATTATTAAGACTTAAGATTTTTGTCGTGTTTTTTGTTTTTACTGATTAAAGATGTAATATTGTGATGGGATTACTGTTAACTGGTTTTTGTTTAACTGCTTTAGGCGGAAAGATTTGTCTGAATAGTGGTTGTTGTGGTTTGGAGAGCTAATCCGCTTTTAGATCTCTTCTGATGAATATAAATTCGTTTGCGTAGTCCCACTGCATGGAAAGTTGTGGCTCGTTTATAAGTCCTAAGTCATGCATAATAGGTTTTTTCAACCCTTGTGATACCCAGAATCGTTGTTTATTGAATGTTGTAATCATGTCTTTAGTGATGTATTTTGCTACGTAATTGGCTATTTTTACTCTATCTATATTAGTTGTATTTATTATGGCTGCTGAATTAAAGCCATATTTATTTGTCCAGTATTCGTAATGATAGAGTGGATTATCCATTTTATCGTGAATATGTTTGTTTTTAATGATAAGTGGTTGAAGTGGTATATTACCTGTTATTAATGAATGTAAATGTATTTTATTTTTATCTGAATGATATTCGGGAACAAATAAGTATTTGATATCCCCATGATTGTTTCGAAGTGTTTTTATAAATGTTTTAAT